AAAAAACTAGAAGCATCTATATAATATTTATCCGTTTTCATTATACATTCTCCATCTTATATATTTTGTTAGTGTACCAATCTGGCATAGGTCTGCCTCTCTCCCACTTGGCTATATCTTTCTTATCATTTACATAATATTGTCTATATGCCCTTACAGTATTGTTATGAATACGTAGCTTAGTAGACTTATATATATCTGGCATAGCTTGTGGGTGCGGTGTCATTTCCATAGGTTTATATTGCAATGTACCCCAATCGGTTTCTCTTAAATCCATAATAACCTGCTGAGATTTATGTATCTTGTTATATCTCCTAGTGTACTCAAAACATAACTCCATACCATGTTGTACTAACCAACTAAAATTATCAGCACTATCCCCCGCCCATAAAGTGCAGGGGTGGTTTTTATGTACTTCTTTGTAAGGTACTAAGTGTCCTTGTCCATGCCTATGAAATACTGAACATAACATCTGTGCCGTTTCCAATGGCATTTTGACAACGTGCTTATCACATTGCATATGTGCCGAACGTATAGGACATTCGTCTAATACAAATATGTTCATGATGCATTCTCCTCATGTTCTATTTCTCCAAACCATTCATCAATGGCATTGGCTACATGGTTAGGCATATCATGATTAAGTATTACGGGTTTAGGATTGTCTGACCACTCTACTTGGATTGTGTAGCTTACTATGTGCCTATCTGTGGTTGGTATGGTGTTTATATCTCTACTACTCATCATCATTCTCCTTATTTTTTTTAGGATCATATGCTTCTGGGTCAGTAGGTGCTACATAATCGCTATAATAGTGTTCCACATACTTACCTTCATTTTCTCCCCAATCGCTGATACCTCCTTTATGTTTAAGATCAAAGAATTTTACAACGTCAGTTAAAGCATCCATCATCTCTTCCACTTCAGAGAAACGTAAACACGATATTCCTCCATCCATAAGAGTATTATTTACTTCTCTGACTTTATTTACTAATGCTAATGTTTCTTTACTTATTTTAGGTGCTTTAGGCATTTACTTTCTCCTTTAAATAGTTATCAATCATAGATGTTTGGTCGTCTACAAAATCGTCATCATCTGCCTCTTGCACATTGACAATTTCTATATGATCACGATCTACTAATTTTTTTAAAAATGTTTTTGTGTCTTCATTATTCATTTTATTAATGGTGGTCATAGCTTCTTCGCTTACAACCAACGCATTTAAATCAAGCAAATAATATTTCTTAACCATTTGCTTTCTCCTTCCATCTCTCTTTAGTTACTCTTTTCTCTTCTTCTAATTTTCTTTTTTCATTTTCTAAACAAGTTTTATACCCATCTAAAAATGCTTTTTTTTCACTTACAGTTTTATATTTAATAAATATGGCTAGTATTTTTAACTTCTCTATTTGTGCGCTACTCATATCTTTCTCCTTCCTCTAATGTTTTTAATAGTTCCGCCACATAATTTTCATCTACATAGGTTAGCCTTCCTATTAGATATGCTACGATCTCATCTTTTGTATGCAAGCCTTGACTTAAAGCCTCGCCTACTAGTTCTTCATGCTCGATTACTAAGTCGCTCATTCTACTCATTATTTTTCTCCCTTATCTATGTTAATTTGATATTGTTTCGTTGCCAATTGTACAAGGTCATCATCAAAGTGTTGTGGAAAAGCCATTGCCACATACACCCAATCACAATCCTCTTCCCAATAACGATCATCACCCTTATAAGGTTTGGCACACGGAAACATAAATTTTAAGACTTCGATGCGATCCTTTGATAAAACGTAACCGCCATGCGATGGGGTCGTTACCAAATGAATGCCTTGTGCGATGGGAAGGATAGTGTCTGCCTCCCCCCAGATAGTGTGTTTAATATAATCTTCCATTTTAAAGTTCTCCCTTTCTAAGTTAAATGTATCACATAGTATATATGGGTGCAAGCATTATTAATATCAAGTGGTACAAAGAACTTTTTGCGCTTTATATATACGGCTCAAATATATTTTTGTGTTTGAAAATGAAAATATGGGAGAGAAAAAGTGTAAAAGTGCAACGAGTGAGTTTGCAATGTTCTGTAACCATTGCTCATGGTACATTGACAATGGATGAGTTCGTTACACTACTCGTTACAGTTCGTCCCAATATTGGGTGTTTCGTACCACTTTATAGTTCGACGTGAAAAACAATTTTAACTTTTTATTTTTCTTTTATTGTTTTTGCTAGTATATATAAGACTATGAGTAAGTTAGATAAAAAAGCATTAGAGATTGAAGAAGAACATAATCGTAAACTAACTAATCGTCAAAAAGAGTTTGCTAGATATTATGTGGAAGGAACATATTCTAATGCAGAATGTGTCCGTAAGGCAGGTTACTCTGACACAAATGGAATTGCTAGAATACAAGCAAGTAAATTGTTAAATCCTAAAATGTTTCCTCATATTACAGAATACATTACAGAATTAAGAGAAGAGAGAGAAAAGAAATATGGTGTTACTCTTTTAGGTCAATTGAAACGATTTTCTGAGTTATCAAAATCTGCAGAAGAAAATGGTCAATATTCTGCTAGTATCAATGCCGAAAGAATTAGGTCTGCATTAGGCGGATTAACAATTGATAGAAGAGAAACAAATCATTATCATGCCATTGAAAATATGAGCAGAGATGAGATAGAAAATCGTCTGAAAGAATTAAGAAAAAATCATCCTCAAGTTTTTGTAGATGCGGAGTATACAGAAGTCAATGACTCAACAACCAGAGAGTCTAATGTGGAACAGATTGAAGGAAAATCTGCCGAAACATTGGAACACGACTAGAATAGAAAATCGTTACGGCGGAGGTATTCCAGACGTACATATATGTGCTGATGGCTTTTCTTTCTGGGTCGAACTAAAGGTAACAAAAACTAACCGAATTGCTATTAGTTCCCATCAAGTGGGTTGGAATTACGCCTATTACCGTTCTGGAGGCGTTAGCTTTTACTTGGTAACCCCCCTCTTATCCCCCCACCTATATTTGTTTGAGGGAAGGTATGGAAGGGAGTTAAAGGAGCATGGTCTGGCTACCACAGGTTCGGGAACCGTTGTCCCCTGTGCGTGGTCAGGGGAAGGTTGGTCGGGTCTGATCGAAGCAATGACATCGGGTCGGGATCGGGTCGGGAATTCGGGTTCGGGGTTCGGAACAATCGGGTCGGGAGTCGGGGGCAATGACAACAATTGGAATAACAATAGTAACATTGACCACCAGGAATTAAATAAGCCCCTGGAAAAAAATCAAAAATTAAATCTTAAAAACATTTAGACCTGGGCGCGCCTGCCGGCAGCTGCCGGCAGGGTTTAATATTTATATTAAAATAAATCATAAAAAACTTTTATTCATTATAATCATATGATACAATTAATTATTATTAACCAACTAAGGAAAAACGTTATGTCTAAAATGTACAACGACTTTAAAAAAGAACTTCTAAAAAATGGCGTTGCCGATTCACGCGTTGAATCATTAGCGCAAGCCGTCAATCAATTGCATACGGCTTGTAGTTTTTTAGATCTGGATCAACGCGCCAACTTCTTCGAAAAATACGCGCAAACTATTGATCTTGTCGACAGCTTCGGCAAGGCGGAAGAGTTCGCACGTTTTAAAGATTTTGAAGATGCGGATGATTGCAACAATTTTGATGACTTCATTAATATAGGAACTTAATGAAATGAAAATTAGATTAACTGAAATTAGTAATAATAAAAAAGTTGGGCATATTCCGGTAACTACAACCGAACGCGCCAGCTGTCCGGATAGTTGCAACTTAAAAGATATTTGTTATGCGCAAAAAGGTAAAACGCGCATGATATGGGAAGAAGTAGAAACCGGAATTAATACCCGCTGGAAAACTGAATTTGAAAATGATTGGCTTGTAATCATGAAAAAAATTGCGCGCTTTCCAACTGGTCAACTATGGCGACACAATCAAGCCGGCGACTTACCGAACCGCGGGGCGGATAATGAAACTATTGATCCCGTAAAGCTTGGGCAATTAGTGAAAGCTAACCGCAATAAAAACGGCTATACTTACACACACAAACCCGCCACCCCTGAAAATATTGCGTTGATATCGTTTGCGAACGAGAACGGTTTTACTATTAACCTAAGCGCGAACGATCCGGCGCACGCGGATCAATTGGCGCGTCACAAGTTGCCCATCGCGGTTGTCGTGGGTGATAAACCTATAAAGAAAACCCCGGGCGGGTTGCCCGTTGCAATGTGTCCGGCGCAAGATAAAAAGAAAGGTATTACTTGCGCCGTGTGTAAACTATGCGCGAACCCTAACCGCCGGGCGGTTGTTGGTTTTTTAAAAGACTAGCCCGCGCCCCCATACACTAGCCCCAAGCCCCTGCAATCGCGGGGGCTTTTTTTTGGGTCGGGCTTTCGGGATCGGGTCGGGATCGGGTCGGGCTTTCGGGTCGGGGCTATAACTTCAATAGCATGACAATAATAATATAATAACAATACATATATATTACACGTGGCCCAGGTGCTAACAATCTAAAAATTTTGCATGTTTCACGTGAAACATTGCTTGTTGCTTAAATGTCACATGATACAATTAATTTAAAAATAATGCATTTAATAGTTGCATCATATGATTTAATCTGATACTAATATATATATTAGAGACAAGCAATAACGCTAAACTCTAACAACTAAGGAGACTAAAATGAAAGAAGAGATTATTAAAAAGTTAAACTTTATGAACATGCTTTACGGCGCAGGTCGTAAAGAGATGTTCGAAGAGCAATGGGCAGAGTTAAGTAAATTAATTAATGCATTGCCAGCACCAGCTTTTACTTTAGTAACTGAGATGGGTGGAGAACTTGGTACTGAGCCTTTAACTCTTGAAGCTCTTATAACTAAGTTCAATTATAAGGTTGAGAACTTTGG